TTTCAGAACCTTTCTTCAAATAAAAAAGAACCTTGAATGTCGATTTCATAACTCAAAATTTTTAGTTGCAAAATTAGTTTTTACCTCTCGTTTTCGAGTTATGCAGACTATGGACTAATATAGTCATTATCAGGTCATTTATGGACAAATCGTTACCGTTTTTGTCCGGCGGGGAATAGGTAACGATTTAGTAACGAAACTTTGTCTTTTACCGTACTTTTGAAGTCTTGGAAGCAGGACTTTCGGGCAATAAAAAAAGCCACAAATCATTGATTTGTAGCTTTTTGTCCGTTTGCTGACCATTTCTGTCCAGCACGTTCAGCGGAGAGAGAGGCACTAATAACTTGTATATCATAGAATATCATACAATGCCAAAATCCTTGTCGCTTAAATGAATTTTCTTGTTCGCCCCAAATGGTGATATTCTACAATACCACACAATCCCATGAAAATGCCCAAATTTCGTGTACAAAATCGTGTACGCGGCAAAGCCGGGCAATTCGTGTACATTACAGACCGTCAAACCTTGACATTGCCTTTGCTTTCAATTCATCCACTATCTTGACGTAAGGTTTCATTGCCGAAAAGTCATTGTGACCCGTCCATTTCATAATCACCTCACTTGGAATGCCAAGTTGCAAGGCGGTGACAACAAACGTGCGCCGTCCGCAATGTGTGGTCAGCAAAGCCCATTTGGGGAACACTTCTTCATGTCGGACACCGCCTTGAAAATAGACAATGCGTGTCGGTTCATCAATGCCGCATACTTGCCCAAGAATCTTCAAGCGGGCATTCATCTTCACATTCGATATGACAGGCAACGCCAAATCCTTTGGAAACTTCATGTCCTTGTATTTGTCAAGAATGGCTTGCGAATGCTTGTTCAGTTCAATGCGCAATCCGTCCACCGTCTTTTTGGTAACAACGACAATGAAGCCGTCTTTGATGTCCGACCGCTTCAATTTCGCAACGTCCGAATATCGCAATCCCGTGAAACAGCAAAACAAGAACACATCCCGGACACGTTCAAGCGCGGCTTGCATGGGCAAGAATTGGTGGTTTTCCAAGATTTTGATTTCGTCTTGGGTCAAGTATATTATTTCCTTTGAATTGCCGTCCGTGCCTTTCAATTTCGGTTTGAACGTGTCTTGCATATCACCATTGTAATACCCTTTTTTGTGCGCCCAGCGCAAAAACCAACGGACAAAGGCAAGGTTCTTGGCGATAGTCGTGTTCCGCAATCCTTTCTTTTCCAAATAAGAAAGGTATGCTTGCATCTTCGATTCATTTATGCCCGGAAATGATAAGTTCGGGTCGAAATCGTGAAGATGGCTTTTGATTGCCGCGAATTTCTCAAATGTCGATTTAGTCCATTGGTTTTGCATTCCCATTGTTTCGGTGAACAAGTCGAATACTTGAAACAAATCCATGTTCGGGTCTGCAAGGCTTTCATTTGTCTTGGTCTTGCGCCCGACCATATCATTGAACAAATCCTTGATTTCACCCAATGTCGGAACACGCTTTTCAAGCAATTCATATCTTGCGAACACTTCATTCATTATCGCTTTCCATTCGTCAATGGTGCGGTTGATGTCAGCCGCGCCGATTGCCGATTTCAAGGCACATTGGTTGTCCGCATCCCAATCTTTCAATTCTATGTTATGCCCGGTTGGGAAATCAAGCGGTCTTTGCCCCCGCAATGTCACACGCATTCGGATGGATAGGTTTTGCGTGTCACCCGCCTTGCGCTTGTGAAGCAAGAATTTTATGCCTTTCTGAATGTGCATTATTTGTCCGATTTAAGCATTTTACCCCGACCAAGCAACAACCATTCAGCCGAAACGCCAAAGTCCGTGCAAATGGCTGAAAGCGCATCCAAATCAATCATTTTGTAAGTCGTTTCATCCAAAGGCTTGTCAAGGGTGTTTTTTATGCGTGAATACTTGGTGCGATTCAACTTGTGTTCATCGCAAAAGCCTTTCAACCCGGTTATCTTGCCTAACGAGATAGCCAAGTCCAATGCTTCAAAGAAACGGCGTTGGATTGCCAATGCTTGTGGGTTGATGCTCTTTTTCATTGTTGCGTGATTTGTGTAAATGAAAGACTATCAATCACCAATGTTCCCAAGTCAATGAAAGGTTTGTCGCCAAAGGCAGAAACGCCCACACTTGGATAATCGACAAGGCATTTGCCACTTGGCAACTTAAACCCGGTTTCTTCTGTGTTGTTTGCAAAATCACGGAAGATACCTTTTATATGGTATAAGGAATCATCAACAAGCATTGCAACCTTGTCTTTTTCCATTATAGCAAACACCTGAAATGTGGTTTCGTATTTGTCGGACAATTTGCATTTTGAAGTCACATTGCCAAATCCGAATTTCACAACGTATTTTTCATTGTCTGTTTCAAGCGTTTGTGGATAGCCCAAGCACATTTCATATTGAAATGGTAAATCCTCAATATAGGGTAAATGTTGCCCCCGGAAACATTGAAACTTTGATTTCAAGGTGTCCGCAAGAATAGACCTTGCAACATCATTATTGTTCGCATTCGGTTGGGCTTGCAAGCAAGAATCCAACATTTCGCGTAAGGCATATTTTTCTTGTTGTTGAACTTGCTTATTTGTGTTATTCACACACCCGGCAAATAGAAAGCAAAACACAATGAATGTTATATTTTTGATTGTTCCCATTGTTTCATCTTCTTGTTATATTCAATAATCATGTTGTCGAATTGGTCTTTGTTCACGGTCGTATATTCTTCACCTTGCAGGCTTGCCAATTCAAGTGCATCAAAGATTTCTTGCGGCATGACCGAATAATAAGACGGGTTGCCGTAATAGTTATTGACCTTGATTCTTATCGTTTCCATATCATTGTCCTTTCGTTAAGTTCCCTATTATTTCCAACAGCTTGTCAATGTGTTCTTGCGCCTTTGCCAAAGATTGTTCTTTGCTTGCAAGGATTTCCAACAATTTATCGGTGTCAGTCTTGTGAACCGTTACGTTGTTGCCATTGATGTTGTCGCCATTGACATTTTGTTGTTCACCCCCGGCGTAATTTTGCGGCTTCAATACCAAGTCACGCAAAATTGCGTGTTTTGATTTTGGAATTTTCGTGCCAGATTCCCAATTTTGAATGGTCCGAGGGTGTACGCCGACCATTTCCGCAAGGGTTTCTTGCGACACACCCAATTTTTCACGAATTTCTTTTATATTCAAATCATTCATAATCAACAACTTACAAAATAACTTCAAAATTAACACGCAATTTTGTGTGAAAAAGTTTGGTTTTACACACAATATGCCGTATCTTTGCAGGTGTAAAGTTCCACAATGCAAAGGTAAAGCATTAAGGAGCGTTTGCAAATAGCAAAATTACGTCATTTTTTGCGGAATGCCAAAAGCAAACCCGAAAAGTTGCGGTTTTGAACACATTTAATTTCAAACATATATGAGTAAAGAACAATTTTCATTCAACAAAGGATGGTCGCAAGTCAAGAACGGCGACATTTCCGAATGCCGGGCAAAATTGATGGCGGCTTTGAACATCAATACCCGAATGGCATTCTTAAACAGATTGAAAGGTGAGGTCGAACCCAAAGTTTCGGAAGCAAAAGCAATCGAAGCCGTGTTTGCCGAATATGGGATTAAGGATGTTTGGGGAATGTAGTATGGAAGCAAAAAGCCTGACCAAGCGTGAAGCCGAAATTGCGGAATTATTCGCATGGGGCGCAAGCAAGAAAGATATTGCCAATCGCCTTTTCATTTCGGAACGGACGGTGGAAAACCATGCCCGGAAGATATATGAGAAAACCGGGTGTTCCAAAGTCAATGAGTTATCCGCATGGTGGTTTTGCACGAAATTCCACATTTCCTTTGACTTGTCACCACTCAAACGCAAGATAATCGCAACAACGCTTGTCGCATTGATGTTGCCGCAATTATTCAATTTTGACAATATGGCTATAAGGGTGCGCACAAGGAACACTTGCCGGACGGTCAGGGTGATAAGGTCAAGAAGAAGATTTGAAGATGACTTTGCAACGGTCGAATTGTAACAATTAAAAATTTCGCAACAATGAAAGAAGAAACTAAAAAACAAGTCAGAATTACCATTGTCGGGTTCTTTGGATGCCTTGCCTTGATTTGCATGGTTTCAGAGCCGATAAACCAAGACACATGGTTTAAGGACTTCTTTATTAGCAAGTCGATAGCCGCCATATTCGGTTATGTCGCATATAGGCTTGCGAAGTATTGGGAATCAAAAGGGCTATTGCCTGAAATGGATGATGATGTATGATAAAAATTGACCCAAATACAAGGATTATCGACTTGACGGTTGGTGAACTAATGGAGTTGATAGAAGCCGCCCAAACGGAGAAAACAACGCCACAAGCCCCGACCGCACCCGAAAAACGGTTTGTCTATGGCATAGCCGGGATTGCCCAAGTGTTCAATTGCAGTATGACAACGGCAAACAGAATCAAGGCAAGCGGACGGATAGACCGGGCAATCATGCAGAACGGGCGCATTATAGTTGTCGATGCCGACCTTGCTTTGGAACTATACAATAACAATAAATAATACGCAACAATGAAACAGGTAACATTAAAATCCCTAACCCTTTGCAATTTCAAGGGTGAAAAGGAACGGACAACGAATTTCAACCCGGACGTAACCACCATTTCGGGTGGCAACGGGCTGGGCAAGTCAAGGCATTTCGATGCTTTCATTTGGTTGCTTTTCGGCAAGGATTCCAAAGACCGAAAAGACTACGAAATCAAGACCCGTGTTGATGGCAAGGAATTGCACAATGTAGAATGCAGCGTGTCGGGTGTCATTGAAGTGGACGGTGAGGAAATCAACTTGAAACGTGCCTATATCGAAGATTGGGTAAAACCACGTGGGCAAGTCGAAAGAGTGTTTAAGGGCAATCACACCGAATGTTGGTGGAATGATACCCCGGTCAATGTCGGTGAATACACCAAGAGGATTGAAGCAATCATTGATTCATCCGTGTTCAAGATGATAACCAATCCGGCATTCTTTGTCAATATGCCGTGGAAGCTGCAAAGGGAACAACTTTTTCAGCTTGCCGGAACAATCACAGATGCCGAAATCGCTTCAAAGAAGCCCGAATTTGCCCTTTTGCTTGACAAGATAAGCGGCAAATCACTTTCGGACTTCAAAGCCGAAATTTCGGCAAAAAAGAAGCGTTTGAAAGACGAATTGGCGCAAATCCAACCAAGGATTGACCAAACCCATAAGATGATGCCCGAAAATGAGGATTTCAACGCCATTGAAGTTCAAATCCAAGTCATTGATGATGAAATCAAGGACATAGACAAGGCGATTAGTGATGCCACCGCCGCAATCCGCAAGGCGTATGAAGCGGAGCAAAAGAAGCAAAAGGACGTGAACGCCTTGAAATCCGAATGCCAACAACTACTTTTCAGGGCAAAGGAAGAAGCGCAAAATGCCGCATTTGAAGCCAATGCCGCCCGCCGTGAATTGGAAAGCAATATCAAGGCAAAGGAACGTGAATTGGCAGCGACCAACCGTGAATTGTCGGCAAGCCGAAAAGAGCAAGAACGGCTTGAAGAAGATGTCAAAAAGTTGAAGTCGGAACAAGACACTTTGCGCAATCAATGGTTTGAAGAAAACGGCAAGGTCTATCATGGTGAAACGACTTGTCCGCATTGCAAGCAGGAATTACCCGCCGCCATGATTGAGCAAGCAAGGGATGTTTTCACGAAAGCCCAAGCCGTCAAATGCAATGATATAACCTCAAAGGGCAAGCGAATTGGCGAAAGAATCAAGGAACTTGAAAAGGACATTGACGATGTGAAAAAGGACATTGAGAATGCCAATGTCAATGTCACGTCTATCAATGGCGAAATAAGCAAGATGAAAGCCGATTTCGTTGCTTTGCCGCTCGTTGATGCCGCCGCCGTTGTGCCTGAATCAATCCCGGAATGGGTCGAAAAGCAAGCAAAAATCAAAGAGATTGAAGCGACCATAAGCACCGAAAAGGCAAGTTCCGCCGACACGAGCAAGGCACAGGAAAGGAAGTCGGAGTTGAACAAGACCCGTGACGACCTCAATAAAAGGCTTGCCAACCGTGATGCAATCAAGCGTTATGAAGATGAAATCGCAAGCCTTGAAAAGAAAGGCAAAGACCTTGCCCAACAAATCGCCGATGTCGAAAAGCAGGAATACACGGTTGAGCAATTCACAAAGACCAAGATTGATGAATGCGAAAGCCGGATAAACGGGATGTTCAAATATGTGTCTTTCCGCTTGTTTGACTTCACCATTGACAACAACCCCGTTGAAACGTGCATTCCTTTGGTCAATGGCGTTCCATACCCAAGTGCGAACACGGCAGGACAAATGAATGCCGGGCTTGACATAATCAACACATTATGCCGCTTTTATGGCGTGTGCGCACCGATATTCATTGATAACCGTGAATCGGTCAATGACATTATCGAAACTGAAAGTCAGATTATCAACCTTGTTGTAAACAAGGACAATTTTTTAACAATTAAATAACAACGCAACAATGGAAAAGAAAATTGAGAAAGGCGAATTTATTTCACAGGTGGAAGCATTCGCACGTATGATGTCAGTAATGACAAATGAAAAAGACGGTGTTAAACGTGGTCTTGTAATCCTTGCATCCGAATCCGTGGAAAGTGAGGATGGAACAAAACAAATCGTGGCGGTCATGGGGAACGGTGGAAAAGTCGTTGAATCAATCGCCGCATTAGCCTTACAGGAAAACGGCAAAGAACTTATTATGGCAGGAGTAAAAGAAGCCGCATTGAAAGAAATTATTGAAAAAATCGGGGGGGTATCTAACACTATTCATTAACAAGTAATTTGAACGGATATGAACGAAATTCAGAAAACAGAAAAGCAGGGGCAAGTATTGACGGTTGCCGCCCCCGTGCAAGTCGGGTTCAACTTCTTTGACCCGGTGCAATTCGACACCATGCAGCGTGTTTGCAAGTTGTTCGCAAGTTCGGAACTTGTGCCGGATATGTACAAAGTAACGGAGAAAAACCCAATCGAAAAGGCGATGGCAAATTGCATGATTGCCATTGAGATTGCCCAACGTATCGGCGCAAGCCCATTGATGGTCATGCAAAATATGGTGCCGATTTATGGCAAGCCGTCTTGGTCGTCAAAATTCCTTGTCGCCACCGTGAATACTTGCGGACGCTTCAAGCCCTTGAAGTACCGCTTCACCGAAAAAGGTATGCTTGGCATGGTTGATTATGTCGAGTACACAAAAACATGGGTGAATGGTCAGAACGGGCGTGGCTATTACAAGAATGAAGCCGTAAACAAGCAGTTTGACGGGCGCAAGATGATGGATATTGAATGTGTCGCATATACAAGTGCAAAGGGTTCGGAAGAAGTCTTGGAAAGTTCGCCCGTATCTATTCGCCTTGCCATTCAAGAGGGATGGTTTACAAAGAACGGTTCAAAGTGGCAGACCATGACCAAACAAATGCTTATGTATCGTGCGGCTTCATTTTGGACAAGTGCTTACGCACCTGAATTGTCAATGGGGATGCGTACCGTTGAGGAATACCAAGACATAATGGATGTGGATTATCAAGAAGTCGGGGCGGAAGTTGAAGCCGAAAAGCACGACAACGCCAACAAAGTGCAAATCGGTGTGGATTTGGCGCAAGGTAACGACAAGACCACGGCGACAATGATTGACCCAGAAACGGGCGAAATCAAAGCGGTGCATGATGCCAATGCCGAAACGCCAAAAGAGGAAGCGGCACAAGCACCGACACCCCAACCGGGATTCTAAAAATCAAAATCCGAAAGGCTATGGAATTGAAAATTTTGGGTTCGAGTTCAAAGGGCAATTGTTACTTGCTTGACAATGGCAAAGATTGCTTAATGGTAGAATGTGGCATTCCTTTCAAGGACGTGCAAAAGGCGGTCAATTTTGACATTTCCCGCATTGCTGGTGTGATTATATCGCATGAGCATGGCGACCATGCCAAACACGCCGGAAAGTGCCTTGAAGCGCAAATCCCGTGCTATATGTCACAAGGCACAAAAGACGCTTTGCATTTGCCGGAAACACGGCTTGCCCGTGTCATGGATGAATTGCAAGTGTATGAAATAGGTAATTTCAAGGTGCAACCATTCGCAACCCAACATGATGCCAAAGAGCCTTTCGGATTTTTGATTTACCATAAGGAATGCGGCATGGTCTTGTTCGCAACTGATACATATTACTTGCATTACACCTTTCAGGGATTGAACAACATCTTGATTGAATGCAATTACCGTCAAGACATATTGGATGCCAATGTTGAAGCGGGCAAGTTGCCGATGGCGTTACGTGCAAGAACAATGAAAAGCCATTGCAGCTTTGACACTTGCCGGGAAACATTGCTTGCAAACGACTTGTCAGGCGTGAACCATATTGTCTTGATACATCTTTCGGATGGCAATTCAAACGCAAAGGAGTTCAAGCAAGGAATCGAAGAAGCAACGGGCAAGACCACCCACATTGCCGAAAGCGGAATGACAATTTCAAATTTCAACAAATCACCATTTTAATTTTCAGAACATGAAGAAGTTTCTTTTAAGACAAAAAGGCATTGAAAAAGCCATTGGAAAGTTTGATTCAAAGATTGAAGCCGTTGATGTGATGGATGGTTACATTACGGACAACAACGACGATTTGGATTCAGACGATGAGGGGTATTTGACCCCGTTTGATTTCACCCTTGACGAAATCGAGGAAAAGGGAATCAACGAATGTGTGACCAACTACGAGGAAGCCCGGAAGTATCTTGGCGGCAAGCCCAATGCGGACTTTGCCGTTACAAAGAAGCTGCAATCAAACAATTCTTTGGACTTGAACGGTGTTGCCCATTTGGTTGATGAAATGAACCCCCGACACCTCAAAGCCCTTGCCGCATTGAACAAGTTGTTCACTATTGCGGAAGCATGGAACAAAGCGGATGATTTCGTGCCGGATTTCAGCAATGAAAACCAATACAAGTATTTCCCTTGGTTTGTCTATGACAAGGATGCTGCGGGGTTCGTGCGTGCGGCTACGAATTACTCGGCTGCGGATACGTCTGCGTATTTCGGTTCTCGGCTTTGCTTTAAGACCGCAAATCGGGCACGGCAATTCGGTGAAATGTTTGCCGACTTGTACAACGAAGTGTTCCTTTTCAAATAAAATGTGTTTCATAGTAAAATAAATTGGATATGGAAAAGGAACTTGGGCAGGAATACAAGAACCCGATTCAACGTGAAGCGTTCTTGAAAGACAATTGCGATGCTTGCGAGCAAAAAGGGTATATGAAGCCATACAGCCCGGAAGAATTGCAAGGGCATAAAGAAAGGCATACTAATCTTTCGATTGAAATAGACAAAATCGAAGATGAAAAGAAAGTCGCAATGGAAACTTTCAAAGGTCAGTTAAAACCATTGAGGGAAGAATGTGAGCAGTTATTTAAAAATATCAAGGCAAAGGCGGAATATGTAACCGAAATTTGTTACAGGTTCACCGACCAAGAAACAAAGGAAACCGGGTACTACAACAAAGACGGCAAGTTGATTGAGAGCCGCCCGGCGACCGCTGACGAACTGCAACCCACCATTTTTGGCGTGGTGCGCAATCTTAACCCCAAAACAGGAACGGACAATTAACAACTAAATTTTTGAATCATGGATAATGAAAAATTGCAAATCAATCTTGCGCCCGGAATGAGCAAAGCGGAACTTGTCATTCGTGAGGGTGCAGCACCGAAAGAACTTGAACCCAAAGCACCCGTCAAAACTAACTTGAAAGGTGTTATCGGGGCGGTCGTTGAATACCTCAAAAAGAGAATTAACACCGGGCAATTTGAACAAAAAGATTGCCTTGTGCTTGTAAACCGTGAATCAATCGAAATCACCTTGATAACGAATGAAGCGGATGAATACAAGCGTGGTGAAATAACGGGCAAATTGAGTTACAACCCCAAGTTCATTGAATTTGGCATTAACGGCGGCAAAGTCTGGACACCCACGGAACTTGGCTTGTTTATCAAGATGAACCGGGCATTCTTTGCCGACCGCAACGAAAACATGAAGTTGGTTTCAAGCCTGATGAATTTCACCGCCGATGTGAACAACAAGATTGAAAGGGCGGTCAAGGAAAACGGCAACCGCACGGACAATTTCGCCCAAGTGGTCAATTCCAACTTGCCGGAATCATTCACCATCCAAATGCCAATTTTCAAGGGTATGCAGCCCGAAACAATAGAGGTGGAAACATTCGCACAGGTGAACGGGCGTGAAGTCGCTTTTGTGTTGTTGTCACCGGGCGCACAAGCAACGCTTGAAGATTTGCGTGACAAGGTGATAGATGAACAATTGGAGCAAATAAAGGAGATTGCGCCGGAAATCGCAATCATTGAAGTTTAACAAAATGCCCCCGGCTTGCTTGTCGGGTCGGGGGCTTCAATATCGCAACAATGAATGATTTGAAAATAACATTGGAATCCCTTGTGGCAAGGTATAACACAACGGCATTCATGGAGAATGACCCGGTGGCATTTCCACGTTGTTTCTTGGGTAAATCCAAACAAGATATTGAAATTGCCGCTTTCCTTGCTTCGACAATTGCTTGGGGCAATAGAAAACAGATAATGAACGGTTGCCGAAAGATGTTGTTTGACATTATGGATGGCAAGCCCTATAATTTTGTGATGCACGGAAGATGGCAACACATAGACCCGAAATGCAACATTCACCGCACATTCTTTGGTCGTGATTTGGCGTATATGTGTCGGGGCTTGCAATTTGTGTATCTGACAAGCAACACTTTGGCAATCGCTTTCGGACAAGGTGACTTAACCGTTTGGGATGGTTTTTCAAGATTGCGTGAATTGTTCGCACAAGCGAATGGCGGTGAATACTCAAAGCATCTTTCCAACCCGACACCCAACAGACACAAGGGCGGTTCGGCTTGCAAACGCTTGAACCTGATGTTGCGTTGGTTATGCCGACAAGATGGCATTGTTGATTTGGGTTGGCACGAATTGACACCCGACAAGCTGATGATACCCCTTGATGTTCATGTCGCCCGTGTGGGGCGTGAATTGGGCTTGATTACACGGCAAGGCAACGACCGCAAGACCGTTGAGGAATTGACCCGTAATTTGGCGGTTTTCGACCCCAAAGACCCTTGCAAGTATGACTTTGCGTTATTCGGTATCGGTGAATCACAAAAACACGTCAAACGATGAAAGAAGTGTATTATTTCCAACACGATTACAATGCCCGGAACGACCCAAAATTGCAAGACGTGTTGATTGAACACGGCGCAACTGGAATTGGTGTGTTTTGGTGCATTGTTGAACAACTATATGAACAAGACGGCTTCTTGCCCCTGAAATCATGCAAAAGTATTGCATTTGCATTGCACGTGGAAAGCACGGTTGTAGAAAGTGTTGTGCAAGACTTTGGATTATTCCAAAATGACGGGGAAAAGTTTTGGTCAAATTCGGTAAATGCACGTCTTGAAAAACGCAAGACCATTTCGGAATCAAGAAAACTTGCGGCGATAAAGCGTTGGCAATCAATGCAAGCCCAACAAGAGCAATGCAAAACGAATGCAAATGCAATGCAAGATATATCCAAAGAAAAGAAAAGTAAAGAAAAGGAAAGTAAAGATTCTAATGATATAGAAAGGGAAAAAGCAAAAACCGTCAAACGGTTTTGCCCCCCTACTTTGGAAGAAGTGCAATCCTACATTCAAGAAAAAGGATATTCAGTTGATGCGGAAGCATTCATTGCGTTTTACGAAAGCAAAGGTTGGATGGTCGGCAAAAACAAGATGAAAGATTGGCGGATGGCGGTTGTCACATGGTCGAAACGTGACAATATACGCCCGGCAAGAAAAGCAAGTGTAACAAAAAAATGCAATGACGAATGGATATAAAAGATACCATAACAGACAAGGACGGCAATCAAAAGACCGTGAAAGTGCAGATGCCAAGTATCGGGCGAATTATGGAAGCCGTGAAGCAACGTGGGTTGTTTGTCGGCATTACCCGTTACCAATACTTGCAATATGACGTTGAAGAAGCATTGAAGATTGTTGAAGCAATCGGAAAAAGCCGAAACGCAAAGTTCGTGATTGACGATGAAAACCGCTTCACTTACGAAAACTTCATCAAATGGTGTCATTGCGACACGTCAATGCGATGCCTTGACCCGGAAACAAGGCAGATTGTTCCGGGGAATTTGAAACGTGGAATTTACATTGCGGGAAATACAGGTTCGGGCAAATCTTGGTGTCTTGAAATCATGCTTGCATATAGTGCTGCATGGGGTTTCCGGGTGTCAATGGAGAAAGACAACACGACACGCCCTTTGTGGTGGGCAACCTTTCGAGCGGATGAAATTTGCGACAGGTTCATTGAAGATGGGAACATCCAACGGTTCAAAACACAAGGCATTCTTGGTGTTCAGGATTTAGGCAGCGAGCCGCAAGAATCAATGTACATGGGCAATCGCCTTGATGTGATGCGGAATGTGCTTGAATACAGAGGTGACAAGACCGATGAATTAACCCTTATCACTTCAAATCTTAAAATCAACGGTGAAGCATTATCAAACAGGTATGGCGACCGTGTGGCAAGCCGACTTCGGGAAATGTGCAACTATTTTGAAATCAAAGGAAAAGACAGACGTAAAATTTAACAACTATGATAACAAAAGAAACAGCAAGGCAAATTTACAATTGCCACCAACAGATTTAAGAAATCGGAAAAATCAAGTCCGAAATGTGCGAGGAAGTCAAAAAGGCGCGTGAACGTGCGGAAAAAGACCAACGCCCCATTGCTGAAAATGAATCAAGTTTCGGCAAATATGGAAAGGGTATGCAATTGGGCGTTCCCGATGGTATATGTTCATCAATGCGCATTTTCAACATATCGCCTGAAATTGCCATTCAGGTAATGGATGAACAAGTGGAAGTGTTGAAAAAGCGGCTTCAAGAACTCAAAGCAATTGCAAAGATAGAACTTGAAGCAAATGACAAATGAAGAATTGAAACAGACATTGGGCGATGATTTATGTGATTATTGCCCGTGGAAACAAGGCGAAATCGACCATCTATGCGATAGTATTTGCGAGGGTTTATATTGCAATGATGCGTTGGATGCTTTCTTGGATGAAAACCAAGATTATTTTGATGATGATGCGGAATAAATAACTAATAAACGATATAACAATGGACGGTATTATCATTCAACAAGATGCGGTCTATAAAACCGAAAAAGGTACACCCGTGACCGATTCTTTGAAAGTCGCACAGGTGTTCGGCAAACAGCATAAGAACATTATGCAAGCAATAAGAAACATCTTGGGGTCGGCTGAAAATTCAGCCCACCGCCGATGGTTTGCAGAATCAAGTTATTGTGATGCACAAGGCAAATCACGACCGATGTTCATAATGAACCGTGACGGATTTTCCTTGCTTGCAATGGGCTTGACGGGTGCAAAAGCAATGCAATTCAAGGTTGCATTCATTGAGCAATTCAATGCGATGGAAAAAGTCGTGCGGCAAGTGACACAACCCACCGCCCCGGCGATACCCCAATCATTTGCGGAAGCATTACGCCTTGCAGCGACACAGGCGGAACAAATCGAGCGGCAACAAAAGCAGATTGAAGCCGATGCACCCCGTGTCCTATTCTCACAAGCGGTTGAAACCGCCAAACAATCCGTGCTTATCGGTGAACTTGCCAAGATAATATGCCAAAACGGTGTTCAGACGGGCGAAAAGCGGCTTTTCCAATGGATGCGTGACAACGGTTATTTGTGCCAATATGGGGAAAGGTACAATCAACCGACCCAAAAGGCGATGGAACTTGGGTTGTTCGAGATAAAGAAAACAACCATTCAGAATCCAAACGGCGACACTCTTATATCCAACACGACCAAGGTAACGGGCAAAGGGCAAGTGTATTTCGTGAATAAGTTTTTGCATAACCATCAAAAGAACTTGCAGCCATGAGGATATACATTTCAGGAAAGATAAGCGGCTTGCCTTACAAGGAAGCCGAACAAAGGTTTGAAGATGCGGAAGCCTTATTGACGGAATTTGGCTTTGAAGTGATAAACCCGTTAAAGAATGGTCTTGCGACCCATGAAGAATGGATAAAGCATTTATGCAAGGATATTGAAATGCTGCATTCGTGTGATGCAATCTACATGATGGATAATTGGACTACTTCAACCGGGGCTTCAATAGAATTTGATTTTGCCAACCGCACGGGCAAGGATGTATTGTTTGAATCAAACATAATCATTCTAAATGATGAATACAAGGCAATCTTGCGCATACAAAATGCAATCCATGAAGTGACGGGGTTACGCTTCAATCAATATATCACCAAGTCGCGCAAGCGTGACGGGGTGTTTGCCCGGATGATATTCGTGTATCATTGCCGCAAGCGAAAAATGAAGCTGACACAGATAGCCAAGTATGTTCGCCGTGACCATTCTTCGATGCTTCATTTATTGCGGAAGTATGATGATGATTTCAAGTACAATCCGCAATTCCGGGATATGGCGACAAGGGTAAATAATATATTGAATAAAACAAATGAAACCGCATAAATTCGATTATCGTTGGACTTTGAAAGATGCCCACTTCACCAAAGACAAAGGGGCTGTCTTTTCATGTTTTGCTTGTGGGGGGCAGTTCTATGGGTTACAAACTTGCCGGGTTCGATGTAATCGGGTGCAATGAGATAGACCACCGCATGATGTACGCATATTGTCAGAATCACAACCCCAAGTTTCCTTTCCTTGAACCGATACAGACATTCAAGGATAGAACGGATTTGCCGTCCGAATTGTACAATCTTGACGTGCTGGACGGGTCGCCGCCTTGTTCCACGTTTTCAGTTGCCGGAAGCCGTGAAGAAGCATGGGGCAAAATGAAGCATTTTCGAGAGGGTCAAGCGGCGCAAGTGTTAGATACCTTGTTTTTCGACTTCATAGACCTTGCAAAGAAGCTGCAACCCAAAGTTGTTGTCGCTGAAAATGTCAAGGGGTTGTTGCTTGGTGAAGCCAAGGATTATGTAAGGCGGATATATGAGGGCTTCGAGGATGCCGGGTATTATTGCCAACATTGGTTGCTTGATGCACAAAAGATGGGTGTTCCGCAAAGACGTGAACGGGTTTTCTTTGTCTGTTTACGGAAAGACCTTGCCGCCCCATTCTTGGTGATGCAAGACCTTTTCAATGAAGTGCCGAAATTAGACCTTGACTTCAACGAAACGCCGATAATGTTTGGTGAAGTTGCCGACTATTCAGGGCGTGAAATCAATTCAAGGGTGATGCGTCTATTGTGGGATAATCGACAAGATGGTGACACAAACCAAGGCGATGCAAACGAAAGATTGTTTGGCAAAGGGTCGAATTTCAATCAGGCTTATGCGTACCCGGACAGAATATGCCCGACACTTGCAAGCAAGGAATCGTGCTTGATTCATTTTGTGCAACCAAAGTTTCTTGCCAAAAGTGAAGTGTGTTGCATTTCATCCTTTCCGCAAGACTACAATTTTGGTGGTCAGTCACCCCATTATGTGTGCGGAATGTCCGTGCCGCCCGTGATGATGGCACAAGTTGCAAGCCGAATTTGGGAACAATGGTTATCGAAGATTTAGCAAATAATGTTTAACTATAAAACAAAAGCAGAAAATGAAACTTCTATTTTTTGACCTTGAAACGACCGGGGTAAATCCCGGCAAGAACGGAATCCATCAAATATCGGGTGAAATCGTGATTGATGGGGTTTCCAAAGAACAATTTGATTTTCACGTTCAGCCCAACCCCAAGGCGATAATCGAAGAAGAAGCCTTGAAAGTCGCCGGGGTGACACGTGAACAAGTGTTGGCATACCCGCCAATGCGACAGGTGTATTCGGAATTTGTCGCGATGCTTGGCAAGTACGTTGATAAGTACAATAAGAAAGACAAGTTCTTTTTGGTCGGCTACAACAACGCGGCTTTTGACAATCAGTTTTTGCGCGGTTTCTTCTTACAGAACGGCGACAATTACTTTGGGTCTTGGTTCTGGTCGAATACCATTGATGTGATGGTGCTTGCGTCCGCATATCTTGCGACACGCCGCCCCGACATGGAGAATTTCAAGTTGTCCACGGTCGCCAAAACGCTTGGCGTTGATGTCGAAAGTGAATCATTGCACAATGCCTTGTATGACATTAACTTGACAAAGGCGGTGTTTGACATAGTGACGGGTCGAATATGAATGTTGAAACATACGGGAAAATCCGGCTTGTGAATGCCGATTGCATGGAAGTGATGCGGGATTTGCCGGACAACGCCTTTGACCTTGCCATTTGTGACCCGCCTTATGGGTTGGGCATTGATGGACAAAAGGAATGTATCTGCAAGAACCCAAAGCACAACCGCAAGCAGCATGACAAAAAGGATTGGGATAAATTACCCCCCCCCGAATACTTCACGGAACTTCAAAGGGTCAGCAAAAACCAAATCATTTGGGGTGCTAACTACTTTGTAAAATACTTGTCGAAAGGCACAAAGGGTTGGATATGTTGGTTCAAAGGACAAACCGGGCTAACAATGTCAGATTGCGAACTTGCTTATTCATCCTTTGATTGCCCGACAAGGGTTGTGACAATAAATAGTTGCGAACTTGCAAAGCAACAAACGATTCATCCGACCGAAAAGCCCATCAAACTTTATGGGTGGTTGCTGATGAATTATGCAAAGCCGGGTGATAGAATTCTTGACACGCATTTGGGGTCGGGTTCAATTTGCATTGCGGCGCACGACTTGGGGTTTGAAATGTTGGGGATTGAACTTGACCCCGGTTATTTCAATGCCGCAAAGCAACGGTTGTTGTACCACCAAGCACAATTAAAGTTATTCTAAAACAATTAAAGATTATGACTTACAACGATTTGACCGAAAAAGTACATTCCAACGCCGTAAAACATGGCTTTTGGGATGAAAAAAGAAGCAACGAACATTGTTTGATGCTTGTGATTACCGAAATAGCCGAAATGGTGGAAGCTGACCGCAAGCGTAACAAAGCCGGGGTCGGCGCAAAGCTGATTATCAAACAGGACATGGGGAAAGGCAAAGCATTTGAAGATGCGTTTGAAGCAATAGTAAAGAACACCGTTGAAGATGAAATGGCAGATGTCGCCATTCGCCTTTTCGACCTTGCCGGGGCATTGGGCATTGACTTCGAGAAAATGAAGCCTTGACGATATTACCGGGCATTCGACAAGTTCAGCTTTACCGAAAACGCATTTGCCTTGTGCAAGGGTCTTTCCCGTGACGTGATAGGCATTGAAAAGCGCATTCAATTCGGTATTGCGTATGTCAATGAATGGGCAAAGTCTTTGGATATTGACTTGGATTGGCACATTGCCCAAAAGATGCGGTATAATGAAAACCGCCCAATCCGGCACAACAAGCGATATTAACAATGCAAAAGCAATGCACTTGCATAACAAAAGGAAAGTATTTGTATAACTCTAATTCAAAAGCGTATGTTTCAATGTGAAGTAATTGGCAATATCGGGAATGATGCCGAAATCAAGGAATTTGGCGGCAGGAAATATATATCATTCAACGTGGCGCATTCTGAAAGGAAAAAGGATGCCCAAGGGGGTGTTACAGAATCAACGGTGTGGGTGTCCGTCCTTTGGTATGGTGATGGCGGCGGGCTTACGCAATACTTGAAAAAGGGATGCAAAGTGTTTGTCCGGGGGCGTTTGTCCTTAAAGACCTATCAAGACAAGCACGGCAACACCCAAATCGCCGTCAATGTCAATGCGAATGAAGTAACCTTGTGCAGTCTGAAAGGTGAATCCAACAGCCAACAGCAAGGCGCAACGGCAGCACAACCCCAACCATCCGACAATGCGAATGATGATTTGCCATTTTAATTGCGTGTGACATGAGGTGCAAATATGACAATATCATTGCCATTGACCCCGACAAGGACAAATCGGGCGTGGCATTCCTCAAACTAACAACACGGCAATTGGAAGTGTCGAACTTGACTTTTCCGCACTTGATGGATTACTTGCAATTCTGCAAAAAGACAAGTCTTGAAAAGCAAGAAACGGTCATTGTCGTTGTTGAAGCCGGGTGGATGGTCAAGAAAAGCAATTTCCATGAAGCGCAAGGACACCGGGCGGAAAAAATCGCAAAGGATGTCGGCGCGAACCATGAAACGGGGCGCAAGATAATCGAGATGTGCAAGCATTACGGGCTTGAAGTCTTGGCACACGCCCCGTTGGTCAAGTGCTGGAAAGGGAAAGACCGAAAGATTACGCATGAAGAATTGGCTTCATTCACAGGATTGACCGGGCGAACCAATCAAGACGGGCGCGATGCCGCTTTGCTTGCATGGGCGTTTTCGGGCTTGCCTATCAGGGTGAAAGTTGAATAACTTATGCTTAACTTTTTTTCTAAAAGGGTGTGTCATTGTGATACACCCTTTATTTTTGCAATTGCATTGCAAACTAAATTCAAAAGCAGATGAAACCAATTGATTTTCCGCAATCCACAAAGGTATTGCAAAAGCCGTCCACCATGTCGGACAAGGAATGTTCTTCTTTGCACGTTTGGAGTGACGGCAAACAATGTGTTTCTTGTTGGAAGCCGACTTTCAAGGAACGCATGAACATCTTGTTCGGCGGCAAAGTGTGGCTTGGCGTTTATTCAGGCAAAACGCAACCGCCCGTCTTTGTGTCGGGTGAAATGGTGTTCAACAAACAACCCCTAAAAGCCCGAATTTCGGCTTTTCTTGCAGAAGCAAAGGAAAGTATCATTGAAGCATGGGAAAGCCTTACAGAAGCCGCCAAACAGCCCGACAAACGAAAACATTTGTATGTAGGCATTGCCATTGCGCTTGTCATTGGCGTTTTGTTCGGTGCTTTGGTCGGCTTTGTAGCCGGAAGCCTTGCCGGAGCAATCAAAGAATGGTGGGATTCCAAAGGTCACGGCACGGTTGAATTGATGGACTTTATCTTCACCATGATTGGTGCGCTTTGCGGGGCTTTGGTAGCCTTGATTGTTTGTGTATTGTTCAATATCCATTCCGTGTTGTCATGGCTACTAAAATAATCGAAGCGAGTATTGAAACCCTTATCCCGGACAATAAGAATTTCAACAAGGGAACGGAGTTTGGCGAACACCTGATGGATAAATCCTTACGGGAATTTGGGCTTGGTCGGTCAATCCTTATCGACAAGAACAACCGCATTATCGCCGGGAACAAGACAGCCGAAAAAGCCGCCGACATTGGCTTTGACAATGTTATCATTGTTGAAACTGACGGCAATTCACTTGTGGCGGTCAAGCGAAAAGATATTGACCTTGATTCGGCAAAGGGGCGTGAACTTGCCCTTGCGGACAACGCCACAAGCAAAGCGAACCTTTCTTTTGACACGGACTTGATAATGCAGGAAGCGGAAAAGTTCGATTTTGACCCGGAAGATTGGGGCGTTGCTATGGATGCCCAAGACGAAAACGAGAATGAAGAAGAAAGCCCCGGCAAAAAGGTGATTGATACAAGGTTGATTGTTGAATGCGGTGATGTGACCAAGTTGTCTTTGTTATTCAATGAGTTACAAGAAAGGGGCTTTAAGTGTGAATTGAAGGAATAAAGTAACGAAAGTGACAAAAATGGACTAAAAAAGGCGTAACATGGCGAAATACGGTAAGAAAATAGTTGAAAAGATTGTCGGACTTGTCAAGTCGGACACATTCACCATTGCCGAAATATGCCGCCAAGTGGGTATCACCCCGAAAACTTACCATCAATGGATGGATGATTACCCCGACTTTGCCGATGCAATCGAGCAAGCAAAGGATGAAAGAATGCAATTCTTTGTTCAAGAAGCCAAGAAATCATTGTTGAAGAAGATACAGGGCTACGATGTGACCGAAACAAAGGTTGTCACCATTCCAAGCAAGGTGAAAGACGAAAAGGGCAATCCAAAGCCGATAATCAAGGAACAAACGACCACCAAGAAGCACATTCAGGCAGACACGGCGGCAATCATATTCACCTTGACGAATGGCGACCCGGAACATTGGAGAAACAGACAGACAACCGAGGTTACAGGCAAAGACGGAAAGGATTTGTTTGCGGGCAAGTCGGATGAAGAATTGGATAATGAAATTGCGGAATTGCAAAGGAAGTTAGAATAATGGCGCAAAGGGCTGACAAGATACGGTATTGCAAGGCATTGAAAGAACGGCTTATTCGTGAAAGTCGTTCCGATTTGTTGCGTTTTACCCTTGCCACCATGCCCACATTCCGCCCGGCGGACTTTCACCGCCGATATTACAAGGTTCTGACAGACTTTGCGCAAGGCAAAATCCGCAAATTGATGGTGTTCATGCCGCCCCAACATGGTAAATCCGAGGGTTCAACAAGGCGTTTGCCCGCTTTCCTTTTGGGTAATGACCCTGAAAAGCGGTTGGCGATTGTGTCCTACAATGCCCCCAAAGCAAGAAAATTCAACCGTGAAATCCAAAGGATAATCGACACCCCCGAATATTACGAGATATTCCCGGAAACCAACCTTAATGCCGCCAATGTGACCACGATTGCCGGGTCTTGGTTGCGCAATGCGGATGAATGCGAGATTGTAGGACACCGGGGCAGCTTCAAGACGGTTGGTGTCGGTGGTGCTTTGACGGGTGAACCCGTTGATATTCTTATCATGGATGATATTTACAAGGATGCAAAGACGGCATGGTCGCCCATTGTCCGTGAAAGTGTGTCGGATTGGTACGATACGGTGGCGGAAACCCGACTTCACAATGAATCCCAACAATTGATTGTCTTTACACGATGGCATGAAGATGATTTGGCGGGTACGTTGTTACGGCAACAAGGCGTATATGACCCCAAAGACAATCCCGATGGGTGGGTTGTTGTCGTTTACAAGGCTATCAAAGAGGGCAAGCCGACAGAGTATGACCCACGGAAAGAGGGTGAAGCACTTTGGGAAGAAAGACACAGCTTAAAGAAGCTGCAAGCGATACGCAAACGCAATCCCCAAGTGTTTGAATCCCTTTATCAACAAGACCCCCAACCTCGTGCCGGACTTATGTACGAAAGCGGCTTTGTTGAATACACCATTCGCCCGGCGACAAAGTATGTCAAGCGGAAATGTTATGTCGATACGGCGGACACGGGCGCAGATTATTTGTGCGCCATTGTCTATGATGAAACGGATGTTGCCAATTATGTTGTGGATGTACTTTATACGACACGCCCGGTTGAGTACACAGAACCCGCACTTGCAAAGATGCTGACCAAACACGGCGTTGCCTTGTGCATTGTCGAAGCGAACAACGGCGGTCGCCTTTTCAAGAACAATGTTGAAAAGCAATGCCGACTTATGGGCAACGGCAAAACGGCATTCACGGCATTTCACCAAACCGAAAACAAAGATACGAGGATATACCAACATTCGGCAATGGTGCAGAACCTTACATTCATGCCGCAAGGCTGGAAAACCCTATTCCCTGAATTTGCCAAGGCTATATGCGGCTATTTGAAAGCCGGGCAAAATGAACATGATGATGCCCCGGACGCATTGACGGGAACAATCGAAAAAAGAGCAAACCACCGCAAATCGGATGTGGCGGGGCTTTTTGGATATTAAAGTATTTCACTATAAAACAATAAAGATATGCCAATTGACGAAATTTTCAAGAAAGCAACGGCAAATGATGTGATTTCGGAATTGAAGTCTTGCCGTTTCATTCCACAACCTGATGTGGAGAGTGCAGAAAAGGCACTTAACCCCAAGTTGCATGATATTAACGACCCGGTTATTCGCAAGGATAAACGGGTAAAGATTGATGCCGACGATGAAGCGGAATCGGCGCAAAAGATTATCACGGTGGATGGCGAAAGTACCAATTACAGAACGGAAAAGGTTGCAAGAATTGCCCTTGCCATTCAAAGGTTGATAATAAACCGTGCCGTGTCTTTCTGTTTCGGCAACCCTATCAATTACAATGCGACCCCATCCAATGACAATGAAGCGGCGATTTTCTTTGCCTTGAACCGCATATTGTATGATGTCAAAAGCACTTCTTTGAACCGCAAAATCGGTCGTTCCATTTTCGGTTACAAGGAATGTGCGGAGTATTGGTACACGGTAGATAAGCCCAATTCCAAATATGGCTTCAAGTCGAAACACAAGTTGCGTTGTGCCTTGTTTTCGCCCGCTTATGGTGATACCCTTTACCCCTATTTTGACGAAACGGGCGACATGGTAGCCTTTTCACGGTCTTTCAGCCGAAAGGATGCCGGGGAAAATGCCGTTGATTATTTTGAAACATTCACAGACAAAGAACATTGGTTGTGGATTAATGGGGAAAATGGCTATGAAGCCGCACCGGGCTATCCAAAGCCTATCACGATAGGCAAAATCCCTATCATTTACGGACACCAACCCAAGTTTGAAACGGAAGATGTGGATAAACTGATTGACCGTTTGGAAACCTTGTTGTCGAACTTTGCCGATACAAACGACTATCACGCAAGCCCCAAGATATTCACAACGGGCATAATCAAAGGATGGGCAAAGAAAGGCGAAAGCGGTGCAGTCATTGAGGGTGAAGATGGTGCAACCATGCAATATGTGTCTTGGCAGTCAGCCCCGGAAGCCGTCAAGTTGGAGATTGAAACCCTTTTGAAGATGATTTATACAATCACCCAAACGCCGGATATTTCGTTTGATTCGGTCAAGGGGCTTGGCGCAATAAGTGGCATTGCCTTGAAATTGCTTTTCATGGATGCCCATCTTAAAGTGCAAGACAAACGGGAAATCTTCGATGATTATTTGCAACGGCGTGTGAATGTCATTCTTGCCTATATCGGCAAGATGAACAACGCATTGGAAGCGGATTGCGAAACAATTGCCATTGAACCCGAAATTGTGCCGTATATGCTTACAAGTGAGATTGACGAATTGAACTATTGGCTTACGGCTAATGGCAACAAGCCCGTCATTTCGCAAGAAGAATCGGTCGAGAAAGCCGGACTTTCAAGCAATGTCGAATTGACCATGCAGAAGTTGAAAGACCAAACGGCAAGTGAAAATTCATTCATAATCGGTGAACCACAACTTGAAGGGGATGCGTGATGAAAAGGAAAGTCATTGAAACGCCAAAATATCAATGCCGGGATTGTGCGCATTCATACGATTGGCACGAAAAGAATTGGAAAGGTGAATTGTTCATGTGCAAATGCCCTTTCCACAAAGAGGGGAAATATAGCAAGTTCTTGTCAGACCCTCAATGCGAACACTTCAAATTAAGGGGCAATGGCTAAAAGGCAGAAAGTAAAGCGATTTTCGGTGCAGACATTCGATGCCGCACATTACAGGCAAACGGAGCAATACACGCAAGCCGTTGATGCTTTGTTTGACAAGGCGACCGCCGAAATAGCAAGGGCGGCAGCAAAGGGCAAATATGACCCTGACAAGCCGTTTTCTTTCGATGATTACCCAAGTGTCAAGGCGGTTATGCAAAGTGTCACCAAGCAACTTGCAAGCCGCATTACAACGGTAATTGAAACGGGGTCAAAGAAACAATGGTTGTTTGCTTGCAGCAAGAATGATGGCTTCATTTCCTCAATACTTGATACATCCAAGTTGAGCAAGGCGCAATTGAAAAAGATGCAAGACCAAAATTTGGATGCCTTGAAAACCTTTCAGGGGCGCAAAGTTGAGGGAATGAACCTTTCACAACGTATCTGGAAGTATGTTGGGCAATACCGTGAACAACTTGAAGCCGCACTTGATGCCGGGTTGGGTGAGGGTCGAAGTGCGGCACAACTTTCACGGGATGTCCGGCAGAACTTGAAAGACCCCAACCGATTGTTCCGGCGTGTCCGTGACAAACGGGGCAACCTTGTGTTGTCGAAAGCGGCAAAGGCATTTCACCCCGGACGGGGCGTTTACAGGTCAAGCGCAAAGAATGCCGCCCGGCTTACACGGTCGGAAATCAATATGGCATATCGTGAAAGCGATTATTTGCGTTGGCAAAGCCTTGATTTTGTCGTGGGCTTCGAGGTCAAAAGGTCAAACCACGAACCTTTGTGCAAGTGTGATATTTGCGAGAAGCTGAAAGGGCGTTATCCAAAGCATTTCAAGTTCAAGGGCTGGCACCCGCAATGTATGTGTTATGCCGTGCCAATCCTGATGGATGAAGAAACCTTTGATGAAAACGAGTTGGGCGACCTCAAAGCGGCTTTGCGTGGCACTCAATACAAGCGTTTGGAAGCAAAGAATGTCGTTGTCGATGTGCCGGACGGCTTCAAAGAGTGGGTCAAGGAACATGAAGAAGCGCAAGCAAATTGGAGTTCCACACCTTATTTCATCAAAGACAACTTCACGGACGGCAAGTTGTCCAAGGGGTTGAACTTTGAAACCAAGAAGCAAATTGACCCGGTACAACAGCAGCTTAACGCCCTTATGCCACAAATCACCCAAGCAAGGATGTTGGCAAGCAAGTGGGGCTTGACCGTTCAATTGCAAATGCTTGACAAGTATGTTGCCGAAAAGGATATTGTAAGAATACCCAACCGAATTGCGACCATTCAACAGAAAGCGGCAGAAATTCAACAAAAGGATGCGGATATTCGTGCCAAGTGCAGCGAATGGGGCTTGAATACATACATTCTTGACGATGCAATGAAAACGCCTGATTCAAGCAACATCTTACGGGCGATTGACGAATTGGAAAAACGTGTTGAAAATGCCAAGCAAGAATATAAGGCATTCATCAATGATGCTAATGAAGCAATCAAAGAAGCCCGGAAATACAAGATTGATGTTGATGATATGTTGAATATCATTGCCACTATTACAGGCGACAAGCGCGAATGGGTATTGACAAAGGCTTCATGCAAAGACGCATTGGTTAAGTTTCAACAAGAAATCCAAAAGGCAGTTGATGAAGCCAAGGGCAAAAGCGGCAAGGATGTTCCGCATAGAGCCGTTAAGACCGATTATAAGACAGATGCGGATGTTGATGAAACTTTCAAATCCATCAATGCGGAATTTACAACCGACAAATGGTTTGCTAATGGTGATTTGAAGTTGTCACCGACAACCCGGCGCGGTGTCAATGGCGATACATTTATGGATGGACGCATAAGATTGACACCCGACAGATTGCAGCGTGTCAAGTCGGCTTTGGCTAAAATTGGTCAAGGAAAGTCCGATACAATAACCGAACTTGAAGCCGACGTGATGGCAACTTTGTGGCATGAGATTACACACAACCGTAATGTTCCGGGCAATATGTATATAACAAGCACACAAACCGATGTTATGGAAATGATGAATGAATTTGTGGCAAGAAAGACATTGCCGGAATTTTATTCTAAATTGGGATGCGCCAAGACACCCCAACCGCAATTCATCAACAATCGCAATTCAACGGGTTATAATCGCCGTGTATTGGGTTATGATTATGTTATTCAAAAATTTGGTCTTGACCCGGACAAAGTGTTGCAGTCGGCAAAAAAGAATCTGTTTGCATTGAAGTATTCAGAGCAAGAAACAACGGCAATCCAAGCATTATTGGATGGCGGACTTGACACATTCAAGGGTGCTAATGGCAAGAAGATAGGCAAGGCACAATTGAAGAAGATTGTTGCGATGTGTCGAAGAGGTGCAAGCACAACAACAATAGAAAACTACCTTAAAAATGAGGGAATTATAAAGTAATTTTGCATTATGAACCATTCAAATAATCCCTATGTTTACAATCAGGGTAAGCCGCGATGATAGCGGATAAATGAAAAAGCTATCGAGATTTTGGTTAGATTAAAGCTGCAAAACCTTTACTAACTAAAACGACGATAGCCATGAGAGAGCAAAGAAACAAAATTAGTTTCAGAGGACAAAAGATTTATGTAGGAATCGACGTCCATTTGAAGAGTTGGTCGGTTACGGTCTTGTCCGAAACCTCCGTATTGAAGAAGTTTAGCCAGCATCCGAGCCCAGAAGCGTTGTACGGATTTTTAACTCGGAGTTATCCGGGCGCCGAGTATCACTCGGTGTACGAAGCGGGCTTCTGCGGATTTTGGATACACGAGCGTCTGACGGCCTTAGGGATCGACAACATCGTGGTCAATCCGGCCGACGTGCCGACCAAGAGCAGCGAAAAGCTGCGTAAGACCGACACCGTGGACAGCGGTAAGCTGGCGCGGAGTTTAAGAGCCAACGAGCTGAAAGGCATTTATACGCCGGACAGCGTATCGTTGGAGATGCGTTCCTTGATAAGATTGAAGAACTCGATAACCAAAGACACGACCCGTCAGAAGAATCGGCTCAAGTCTCAACTTCGGTATTTAGGCATCGAGATTCCGCAGGAGTTTCTCACTCCGTTTTCCAACTGGTCGAAGCGCTTTTTCGCCTGGTTGAAGGAGATAGAGACGCTCACCCCGAGCGGCCGTCAGGCCCTCGACATTCATATCCGGCATCTGGAAGAGTTACGCCGTCAGAAACTGGAGATGACACGGGCTTTACGGACATTGGCCAAGACGGATCGATTCCGCGAACCGCTGCGGTTGATTATGAGCGTTCCGGGG